CTTTCGCTTTCAAATAGGCAGGAAGCGTCGCTTGGGGAATAATCAGTCCCCTTCCGATCAACTCCTGACGCAGAGCAAAGTTCTTTTGTACTCTACGGCGTGGTTTGTTCATCTTGGTTTGTATTCCAATCTTTTCTGTTCGTAACCGCAACGATTACGGATGAGATTAATTAATCCGATGAAAGAAAGGTCGTACTTTCTACCGTACAGACCTATATTCACCTCATATGTTTCTTCGGGCTCGCCGCCGACGTTGACGACGAGAACGTTTAGCGGCGCAAGGGCCATCAAAGGTCGCTTTCTTCTTAGCTAGAGTGAAACGAGGAAATTTCTTCCACGGCATAAAGCGTATGGATAACTGTTTCGTCTGAGTGTCAAAGACCCAGTAGACAGTCCCCAATCCCCAAACGGGAACTAATCGCCGAAACAGTATACCAAACGGCAAACGACGCGGCGCCGATGATAGATTACTTCGTGGCATGTCCGTGAGCAGGCATACCGAGCATCAGACGAAAGCCTTCTTTCTGCTGGTCCCACTTTCCTGTGTGCAACGGAGCGCGGACGAATTCAATCCGACGAGCACCCGAACCGATGACGAAACGTACAGACATATTTCAATCCAATCTCAAGACAGAGTATAGAATAGCCCTGAGAGCCTGTTTAAAGCTCCCTGAGCAGCGGAAAGCTGTAACAAGGTAGTTGACTAGGGCGGAGGCAAGTAGCCTCTCCTAGCTCATTGTAGGAACGCCTTACAATTTACTTCTTCTTTGGGATTTCCAGCACTTGAAGCGAGGCTGGACTCGCACACCTTTATTCGGTGTCCCCCACATTCCTTTCTTCACAAAGGAACCGGACGCTTGATTGCGTCTCGATTTTATTAGCGCACCCGGCAAATCTACCCCGAGCAAGGTGCGTTTCAGTTAATGCGCCAAACAATTCCCCGCACAACTGGAAAGGGTAGCGGCCTGCCAGCGTCTCGGAGCCCGTCTAGTCTCCGAAGCAAATACAACAGTCACGGACCATCGGCTACGGTTGCCTACCTGTTCCGCTACCCATTTCAATTGTGAAAGGTGAGCCTTTTAACGACGTGCTCAGGTCGATAGGTCAGACTAAACGGGGGCGTCTAGCTGACGCTATCTCGTTGTTACTTCATCGAAACGATTATCTGTTTCGTTGCAGCGCGCGGTTTGAAGCAACGTTCGAGAAACTCAGAAGCCCGTTTACCTAGGAACTCGCTTGCCGACGCCTCGACGGCGTCACGATTGATTAGCTTGCTCGGCTTACCGAGCTTGACGTTAATCGAGAAGTTCGGGTCGGAGTAAACCATCACCGTGTCGCCGGTGACGTACTGGTCGGTGGTACCAAAAACACCAGCCTTTTCAGCAGCTTCTAAGGCGTTCTTAAGACGCTGCTCGGCGAGCTTTTTCAGCAAATCGGCAAGGACGAACTCAGCAGCTTCGGCGCTGTTATTCGCCCGGCCCGCTGGCATCACAGTTCCGGGCAGGGCGTCTGTCCCGAAGGCGTTAAACGCTTCTTCGATACGTGCCCGAACCAACCGAATGCTCGGCTCTGGCGTCGGTGATAACATTCCCTGCGCCGCACCGGAGAGATTGTTCAAATCTTCCATTACGACTTCGGGAGGGGGCTCACGCTTCGCCGTCCTGACGTGCAGGACAGGTCGTTTCGGTTTCTCCGCCATGATTTGTTATCCTTCGTAGTGGATGTTGAAACTCATACTCTTTGGAAATGCCGCCTGCTTACGCAAGCAAACGAACATCATCGCGGCCCTGAAACTGTCAAAGTAGCCACAATGTATTCCATCAAGATAGACGATGTAATCCTCGTCGTCACTTGGATACGCCACACGTTTGATTGTGAACGTAACCATTGGATTGACCTTTCCAACCAACGACGACAAAACGCGGCGCGGTTGATGATAGATTATTTTGTTTCACCGCCGCGTCAAAATCAAGTTTGTGATTGCGGCACCAATAGAGACACCGGATAGCCAAAGACTAACCAGCATGAGAACAGTATGAAGCGTCATAACTAATTCCCTCCACTTGCGATTAGAAGGCAGGGACAGCTTTCACAGCTTGCTTCCCTGCCCTCAGAACGTAAGTGTGTCCGGCTTACGTATTAGGCGACAGCTTGCTCCTGCTGCTGCTCGCCTTCCGGCTGCTCGCCTTCCGGCTGCTCGGCTGGCGGTTCGGCGCGAATGATCTGAACGACTACGTCGTCTGCCTGTTCGGCTTCCATAGCCTCGGCTAGTTCCTTCGCCTTGACTTCGACTTCCTCGTGCCGTGCGAGCGTTTCCGCGATACGGTTGATAAACAACAGGCCGTTCTCGACCTGCTGCCTGTCACCCTCGGCAAGACTGACCATAGGAACGTCCTTGCCGTTGACCGTCTTCGTTTCGGTCAAGAGTTTGGCGGTGTTCTTGACGAACCGACGCATCCTCTCGGCAATGTCGCCGACCGTTTCGGGGACGAATTCAGGCGGCGGCGGTCCTTGATACCATGCCGACTTGTTCCCGTCGTTGTCGTACGCCTCGTTCCAGTTGTTCGCCTTCGCTCCGGCGACGTCAAAGCCGCGATATGCCTTGCTGTCCTTCGAGATGAGCGAGACCTTTCCGGCTCCGTCGTTGGCCCGTAGGTTGATGTTGGCATTTCCGAAGTGCCTGAACCAACCGATCAGGTAGGCGCTGTTCAATGTCTTAAAACGATTGACAGTCTTAACAAGCGCCAAGGCTCGGGACATATCTCCGTTGCCCGGACCCTCTGCGTGGACGACGATAGCGACCGCGACATCCTGAATTCGCTCATTCAGATTGCCCGCGACGCCAGCGATGGACTTAATCGCCCTGTCAATCGCAGCTAGTCCGACGATATTTGCTGGTTTACGCATTATTCTCTCCTTTGGTTGTCCAATCGGCGGAAATGCCGTTGGTTATCCGCGCCAAGAGCGCCGGATTGCTTTAGAGCCTTTCGACCCAGACGTGCCTGTTATAAAGCTGCATCGCTTTCTTAAAAGCGTGGCTGTGGTTGTTCGCCATGATAATACCGACGCGGACTTGTCGCCCGTCACGATACTGCATTACCGCATAGCGATGAGTTAATGACAGAGTTTCCATTGCTAACCCCTCTTAAGTTGTTGATACATGTCCCGATATTCGGTGAACCACCCTGTTAAACAGTAGCTCAATCCGTATCCACAGTCATACCAGAAGGCTTGAAAGGGATAAATCTTGTCGTCATAGTGATTGACGAACGTATAATGCCAACCCTTCGCAAACCCGCTTAAGAAGGCTTTAATGTTGCTTAGTGTCTGCATTTGCTTAGGGCCTTTGCCTTAATTGAGTAGGACGGTCTAGCATAGGAGGGGGGAGTTGGGGCATATACTAGGCCGCCCAACACAATTAAGTGCGCCGCTTTACGTAGTGCGAGTTACAAGGCAATTAAGCCTAGGCGCATTACTGCGGCTTTGCTCGGGTTCCTGTAGGATTAACCTATATCGCAAGCTTTCGGCGTCTTTCTCACGCGATAGTCGCTTGCTTTACCGGGGCATTCGCCCGCGAGCGTATCTGCTAGCTTGAGGGTTACGGCACGACCCGTCCATTTACATCCAGCCGCTCGTTGATTGGAACATCTCACACATCAGAAGGCTAAGAAAGTCTCCCTGCGAATTACGGATGCCCGCTCGGCATGGCTCCTTGCTATCCGGCTTCACCCAAAGGGGTTCCACCGCTTTCCGTGCGCCTCTGACTGCGCCGTGGCCGCTCTCGCTACCGTTGTCTCGTGTCGTGAGACCACGCGCCAGACGGTTTAGCCCCACAGGGTTGGAGCCGTCTAGATTGAAGGCACTTAGGGGATAGGGAAGCCGCCGTCAAGACGGCTCCCACCCGTTACTTTGCCGGACCCTTGCTGAACCGGAGGGGTCGCGTAAATCCTAGGGCATTAGGTGCGCCCGAATAAATCGAGCTTACCAAGCCGGAGGGTGAACGCCTCCCGCGATACGGTTGGGAAAGGTTGGCTTTGGCTTTGGCACTCTGTAGGACATGCAGCGCACGCCGGTTGAGTATCTCCGCCTTGGCGTCTTTCCTAGACCTAGCGAGTTTCCTGCGCTGATGCCTAGTCATATGTAGTCCAATCCTGTGAAGGCGGGCAGCACAAGGCAACCCTAGGACGATGTATGCCGCTGGACGACCTAGAAGGCCACCCCTCAAAGGAGCCGTTGCGTTCCAGTGACAGGACACAAACTAGCGATTGCCGGGGAGGTTCATATCCGTAGGATTACGTAGAAAGATTACCCATATCCTTCGTTAGTAGTCTCGCCTTCGTATGGTCTCGGTTTGTTCCCGAGTTGTTCACTAGCAATGGTCGAATGTTCCTCAATCGTTCACGAGATGTTCGCCCCGTCACACGCGCGGGAGTTCCTTTCCACCGTGCGTCATGGTCACGCTATTGAGAAGCATTATCAGTTCCTTAGTGTCAAGTCTCCTTTACATCAGCTTGTTGAGAGTGATTATCAATAGCATGAGGAGCCGGAATGACATGAGATAACATCACAGGAGAGCCTACCGGGTGGATGGGGGAGGGGTGAAATCGGTATTGCTGCTGTCGTCAAAAGGACTACCTCACGGACGAATATAAAAAATAGAAATCTAGAATGTCCCCCTACAACATACAAAAAAACTCTTGACAAGCACACCGATCCGGCACACTTAACAAGAGTTCTAAGTTCTATTTAATAGATAATAATTTTTAAACGAGTTCCCCCACTCCCCTCCTTCGGCCTACGGCCTCAGTCGGGCAGTACCCCCAAGCAATACATTAGAGCATTTACCCTCGGCGGCAACTGTTACCAGTATTATACCATAAAACAGTGATCTTGTCAAGAAAAATCGTACATACATAAAAATAATTCACTCAAACTAAGATTTCTCTTGACTTTCATCACAGAATATGGTATAATACGTAGTATGAAGGGTAAGACTCTTATTCAATCGGAGACTTGGGGAGGCACACGTCATGCCTAAGTCGAAGACTACATTACCAAATACCCCAGGACGTCAGGCAGCCCAGGCTCGTTATAACAGCAAGCCCGAGCAAATCAAACGTCGTGAGCAGCGAAACAAAGCCCGAAGGATCGAGATGAAGAAGGGAGCTGTCTCTAAAGGAGACGGCAAGGACGTCGATCACGTCAACGGAAACACAAGCAACGAATCGCCTTCTAATCTCCGTATTCTCTCCGAATCCATAAACAGACACTATAACAGACGTTCGTCTAAGACAAAAGCTCCAAGGAAACTTTAATTGGGTAGACCTAAAATCCGTACCGAACCCACCAAGAGCAAATCTCGTGATGCAATAAAGCCGACTGTCTCGGCGGCTCTCGATGCGGGAAACATCCAGGAGGTGATCGACAATCTTACAGTAAGGCAGCGGAGATTTGCTGAAGAGTATCTGGTGGACTTCAACGGCTCCGCAGCCGTCCTACGTGCAGGATATAACACTAAGTACCCCGCCCGGCTTGCAGTCGAAATGCTCAAGCATCCAGGGATTAAAGCCGCGATTGATTCGATTACACTAGCCAGGGCAGACGAATCCCTAATCAAACCAGAATACGTAATGAACAAGCTTCATAAGACTATCGAAGCAGCCGAGAAAGAAGGAGATCACAAGGCCGTCCTACGAGGATGCGAGATCATGGCACGGGCTCTCGGCATGTTCATTGAAAGGAAAGAAATCAGTGGACCCAACGGAGACGCAATCAAGTACGAGCAAGTCCGAGAAGCAGCAGATGCTTTCACCAGCGCAATTAATGGCCTCATTGAGCGTGGAAGAGAGGACGGCTCTTTTGTCATCGTTGGACCCGAATGTTAAAGCAGAGTTAAAGTTTCATTGGCCGTTCTGGGCTCGGCCTAATCAAATAGAACCGGAAGGTTCTTGGTGGACGACTTGGTTGATTCTTGCTGGTCGTGGATTCGGTAAGACAAGAGTCGGTGCAGAGACTATTCGTAGCTGGGTTTGTGGCCCGACTCCGCTCGCTAAAGGAAAGTACTCACGCATCGCTCTTGTCGCCGAGACGGCAGCCGACGGCAGAGACGTCATGGTACAAGGTGAATCCGGCCTTCTAGCAGTCTCACCTAAAGACTTCATGCCCATCTATGAGAAGACTAACCGCTGTATTACATGGCCTAACGGCGCACAGGCTTGGTTATATAACGCTACCGAACCCGATCAGCTCCGTGGTCCCCAACATGACGCCGCCTGGATCGACGAGCTCGCTAAGTTCAAATACATGCAAGAGACGTGGGATCAGCTTCAGTTCGGTCTCCGTCTCGGTTCCCACCCTCGGCAGATAGTCACTACGACGCCAAGACCTCTGCCACTCATCAAGAAACTGATGAATGACAAAGATACTGTGGTTACTAGAGGGCGGACTTACGACAACGCTGCTAATCTGGCTGCTCCGTTTCTTCGTCAGATTGAAGATCGCTACGGCGGGACTCGTCTGGGACGGCAAGAACTCGAAGGCGAACTTCTCGAAGATATTCCAGGTGCTCTCTGGAACAGGACAAACATCGACAACAACCGACGACCCCACGCCCCGAAAGAACTCGACAGAATCATCGTAGCAGTCGATCCGGCGACCTCTTCAAATGAAGGCTCAGATGAAACAGGAATTGTCTGTGTTGGAATGGCCCGAGACCTTGACGGCTACAATCGAGGATACGTCCTCGCTGATCGTAGTCTTAGAGGCCCTCCTGACGATTGGGCAAAAGCTGCTGTCGCCCTTTATCGTGAATTCGAGGCAGATCGAATTGTCGCTGAAAAGAATCAGGGAGGGGACATGGTCGAATCCGTTATCCGAGCCGTTGATCGAAACGTCCCTGTCTCCTTGGTACACGCGTCTCGGGGAAAACTTATTCGGGCTGAACCTGTCTCCGCCTTATATGAACAAAACAGAGTCCACCACATCGGACGATTCGACAATCTAGAAGACCAGATGTGTACATTCAATTCGGACTTCGACCGAAAGAACGGATCACCAGATAGAATGGATGCCCTCGTCTGGGGGCTGTCTTTCCTGTTTGAGAAGATGACGGGACGTCGAAAGAAGAAAGAAGACGAAGACCAGTACGAATTAAAGGACGTAGTCTACCAAGACCGAAGGATTTATGAAGATACGAGCTGGATGGCTTGATGCCAAAGATTCTAGAACGTCTCGTCTCACAGTTAAAAGCTAAAGGTCATAGCGACCAAGCAGCCCATGCAATCGCAACGAGCGCACTCAAACGTTACGGCGAACTCGATGCACACGGTAACGCCACCCTAAAAGGAATACGACGCGGGAATATGACACCAGCACAAAGAGCCAAGGATAGGGCGGCAAAACGAAGTGGGCGTAAACCAACAGATTATACTTATAACGTTCGGACTAATCGGGCTACTCTTACTAGGAGCAATCGTGGCAACAATCGTAGGCCGTAAAAAGAAGGGGGCGACGCTCCCTATTGTTATCTCTACGAGTCCTCGTGGCAATAATCCCCAGTGTATTGTCTTACCAATAGTAACTGGAACGGCGACAATAGGAAGTACAGTCACCGTGTCTCAAGGGACATGGTTAAACAATCCGGGGACGTTCTACTATCAATGGCAACGGAATTTATCAGATATTCCGGGTGCCGTTTTTACTAATTACGTCCTGCAAAGTGCTGATCTCAATCAGTCGATAACTTGCCTAGTAACCGCTTGGAATATCAACGGTAACGGTATTGCAAGGACTGTACCTTTCATTCCGATTGCAGGCGGAGGCTCTGCCGCTGTACTCACTCTCCCAACCTCATCCGCGACCAGTTCTTCCACCGCAACCCTGGGGGTCACGACCGACGCTGGCTCGGGAACGCTCTATTGGGTGGTTTCGACTTCTTCGACCACGCCTTCAGCGGCGCAGATCATCGCCGGCAATGACTCGACGGGATTGGCGGCTGCGAAGGCTGGATCGCAAACGGTAAGCTCAAGCGGCGCTCAGTCGGTGTTGGCTACCGGCCTCACGGCGAGCACTACTTACTTTGCCTTCTTTGTCCAAGTCAGCGGTCTCAATTCCAACGTCGCTGCCGCTGCTTCATTCACCACGTCCAGCATGGCCACTCCGACGCTGACTAACTTCTCCGCTCTTGGAACTGCACCGCTCACCCTCGAATGGTCAACCACCGACTTCATCGCGGGCAACTATGCCCAGCTCGAAATCGACCAGACCAGCAATGCCTTCAGCAATGTCGTCCAGAACATCGTCTTCTTCATCGACGGGGCAAGCTGGGCGCTTAACGACGAAGCTATTGGGCTCATCACCCCGTCGGGCACTTATTTCGCTCGCATCCGCGTCTGTCGTGAGAATGAAAGCGGCGCAACTTCGATTACTGGCAGCGACCCAGCCGGTAACGCGGTCACGTTCAACGCCGATGTGTCCTCGTGGTCAACGACTTTCACCGACACGATCAACACCTCCGTTGCCGCCCTCAACACCACGACCGGGACCGGCAAGAGCAGTCTTATCACCGTCAGCGGCACTCCCGCACTAACCTTCGCGGGGGCCAATGGAAACGGAAATACCGCAGTACGAACAACCGTTCAGCAGGCATCGAACAAGGCCCAGTTCGAGGTCACATTTGTTAGCGGAACAGCGTCCACTTGCGACTTCGGTGTCGGCATCGACAACGGCACGGACAATCTCAATACGGGCGGCGTTTACCCCGGATACAGCACCAATAACGGCATTGAGGTAG